AAAGTAATCAACAATAATACAATATTTATAATAAAATATAAACATGCCTAGCGAAACAATCATATCCCCTGGAGTATCAATATTAGAAAACGATCAATCCGTTATTACCACAACCCCTGTAGAGGTTGGAGCAGCTATAATAGGCCCAACCGTAAAAGGACCTGCAAATTACCCAATAGTAGTAACAACATATTCAGAATATGTTAATAAATTTGGTGATACTTTTTTAAGTGGTTCCCAACAATATTCCTACTTCACCTCAATATCAGCATATAATTACTTTGAGAATGGGGGGAATTCATTATTAGTAACTCGAGTAGTTAGTGGTTCATTCACCCCAGCTACTAGTTCTTTCATATCAGGTAGTGATCCAGCGGGTGATGGAAATGTATTTACTTTAGAAACCATTAGTGAGGGGGAAATCATGAATAGTGATTCATCAGAACTATCAGATGGTTCACTCCAATCAGGATCTATTGATAATTTAAGATGGGAAATTACTTCCCCATCAACTTCTTCAGGTACTTTTACATTATTGATTCGTAGAGGAGATGATGATAATATTTCCCCAAATGTTTTAGAAACATGGACAGATTTATCTTTAGATCCATTATCACCAACTTATATAGAAAAAGTAATAGGTAACCAAACACAAACACTTAATACTTCAGGAGGTGATTACTATATCCAAACTCAAGGTGATTATCCAAATAGTTCAAAATATGTAAGGGTTAAAAACGTTAATTTAAAAACACCAAAATATTTAGACAATGCTGGAGATCCTGTTTCCTCATATACATCTTCAATCCCAGTTGAAGGGAGAGGAGTATTTGGTGGAGCTATTGGTTCTTTAATACCTCCAACACAAGCACAATATTATCAAAACATATCCGATGATAACGTTGGTAATACTCAAGGATTACAAGGGGCATCTTATGATGATATAATCCAACTCTTATCAAATAAAGATGAATATCAATTTAAATACATAACAACCCCAGGTTTATATAAATCAGGGTATTCAACACAAGTTACAGCTTTAACAACAATGTGTAGAGAGAGAGGAGATACAATGGCTATAATAGATTTATCTCCATTTAACTCAACACCTGCCACTGTTAAAACTCAAGCAACATCTATAAACAACTCATATTCCGCTACTTATTGGCCTTGGGTAAAAACACAAGACCCATCAACAGGAAATTTAGTATGGGTGCCTGCATCTACTATGATGCCTGGAGTATTTGCTCTTAATGATAGTTTAGCGGAACCTTGGTTTGCTCCCGCTGGAACAACTCGAGGACTAGTATCTACAGCCATAAGTGCAGAAAGAATTTTACCTCAATCTACTCGCGATGATTTATATATTTCTAATGTAAATTCAATAGCAACCTTCCCAAATAGTGGAGTTACAGTATTTGGTCAAAAGACATTACAAAAGAAAAAATCCGCTTTAGATCGAGTAAATGTTAGACGATTATTAATTGAGTTGAAGTCTTTTATAGGGCAAGCAGCTAACAATTTAATATTTGAACAAAATACTCAAGCTACTCGTAATGAATTTTTATCAATAGTTAACCCATATCTATCTTCAGTACAACAAAGAGAAGGGTTAAATCAATTTAGAGTTATAATGGATGAATCAAATAACCCACCTTCACTAGTTGATCAAAACCGATTATATGGTCAAATATTAATACAACCCGTTAGATCAATAGAATTTATTCAACTAGAATTTACAGTATCGCCTACTGGAGTTAATTTTGAATAAGTTTATAATATTTATAACCGAAAAATAAAATATTAACAAATATGTCAAACTTCCCATCATCCCCAGGTGTATCTTTAAATGAGATTGATAATACCTTGATAACACAAACCCCATCAAAAGCCGGGGCTGCTATTGTTGGACCAACAGTTAAAGGTCCTGTTGAGTTACCAATTACTGTAACTTCATATTCGGAATATAAAACAATGTTTGGTGGAGCTTTATTAAGTGGTTCCCAATCATATTCATATTTTACTTCAATTGCAGCACAAAATTATTTTGAAAATGGTGGTAGATCATTATTAGTAACTCGAGTAGTTAGTGGTTCATATACACCATCAATAAGTGAAATAGTAACTAGTGGTAGTTATATAGTAGATGGATATGTTGAAGATTCATACTCCCCTTCAGATGTAGCTTTCACTTTAGAAACTATTAGTGAAGGAGTAATTATGAATAGTTCAGGATCTGTAAACACAGGTTCAGGAATACTAAGTGAAGGAACTTCAGACAACATTAGAGTTGAAGTTACTACAGTAAACACAGGTTCAGGTACTTTTGATTTAGTGATCAGAAGAGGTGATGATTTAGAAAATCAAAAAATTATTTTAGAATCTTTTAGTAAGTTAAGTTTAGATCCAAATTCACCTCGATTTATAGCTGCGGTAATAGGGGATGAAAATTTATCTTATAATTCAACAACAAACCAAATAGAATCAACAGGTAATTATCCTAATAAATCAAGATATGTTAGAGTTAAATCAATTAATGCAAATAATTTAACTCCAAACTATCTAGATAGTAATGGACAAATTTCAGATAACACATATCCTGGTAAGTTACCTTCTCCTCAAAATAACACATTTAAAAATGCTACTGGAGATATAATAGCGGGTGCTAATTTTTATGATGCTATTAATGGTACAAACACTCAAGGATTAGTAAGTGGTAATTATACAGATATGATTAGCTTATTATCCAATAAAGATGATTACCAATATAATATAATGTTAACCCCAGGATTAACAGATGAATATCATACCCCATCAATTACTGGATTTATTCAAAATGCTCAAAATCGTGGAGACCATTTGTATGTATATGATACAGTAGGGTATGGATCAGGTATAGGATCTGCTATCACGCAAGCTCAAACAAGAAATACTTCATATGCCGCAACATATTTCCCTTGGTTAAGAACAATTGATAATGAAACAGGGAAACAAGTATGGGTACCAGCATCAACAATGATGGGTGGAGTATTTGCGTTTAATGACAAAGTAGGAAACCCATGGTTTGCACCAGCAGGTATTAATAGAGGAGGATTATCTTCAGTAATAAAACCTGAATTGAAACTATCTCAACCAAATAGAACACAACTATATGATTCAAACATTAACCCAATAATGTATTCTCCAAAAACTAAAACATCAGTATTTGGTCAGAAAACATTACAAAAAGCAGCAACTGCTTTAGACAGAGTAAATGTTAGACGATTATTAATTGAATTAAAATCTTTTATAGGACAAGTTTCTGACAGTTTAGTATTTGAACAAAATACAACAGAAACTCGTAATAGATTTTTAGCAACTGTAAATCCATATTTAGATAATGTAAAGCAAAAACAAGGTCTGTATGCATTTAAAGTAATAATGGATGATACAAACAATACAGCTGATGTAATTGATAGAAACCAATTAGTAGGTCAAATATTTATTCAACCATCTCGTACAGCTGAATTTATTAATATAGATTTTGTTTTACAACCAACAGGGGTTGATTTTGAATAAAATATAAAAATTACCATATTTATAATAGAATAAAAATACATACAAAATGCCAATATTAAACCCAAACGAAATCTTCTTTACTGCTTTTGAACCTAAGCAGACAAATAGATTTGTATTATACATTGACGGTATTCCTTCATACTTAGTAAAAGGGATGAGTGCTGTAAATTTATCACAAACAGCAGTTGCTCTTAACCACATCAATATCCAACGATTTGTAAAAGGGAAAACAACATGGGGTACCATTTCATTTACCCTATTTGATCCTATTACCCCATCAGGTGCTCAATCAGTAATGGAATGGGTTCGTTTACACCACGAATCTGTAACAGGTAGAGATGGATATTCAGATTTCTATAAAAAAGACTTAACATTCAATGTTGTAGGACCTCCAGGTGATATAGTATCTGAATGGATTGTTAAAGGAGCATTAATTACATCAGCAAACTTTGGTGATTACAATTGGGATGATGATGGTAATGCTGTAAATATTACAATGGAGGTTCAACCAGATTATTGTATCTTAAATTACTAATATTTTTCTCTCATAATTTATAGAAAGCTTGCCTATCTTAGGTGGACTTTATATAATATATTATATTTATAATTATAAAAACAAATATATTACAATCCTTAATAAGAGAACAGCTAAAAAAAGCTCTAAACGTGGAATATCAAGACAAGTATAAAATGGTAGGTACTCTAATA